GTGGGCAAGATTGACCATAAAACCATGTGTATTTTGTGCCAGACTCTGCCGCTTTCCAAAGCACATACACCTAAGCATGCTTATATGGAACGTGTCACCAAAACAGAGGACTATGGAGACCAGGGAGCACAGAGCCTGTTTCGCTGCTCCGTTTGCCAAACTCACTGGCTTTATCAACAAGACAAATGGAAAAGTTGTCTGGGATTCAAGCTCTGGACCGGGAGTGTGGATGACTATCTGTCCTCAACAAGAAATCCCGTCAAAGCCTGGGGCCACCAACAGACCTCCAGAAGCTCATCTCCGGGTTTTGACAATCGACCGTTCCATTAGCGCCTCCTGCATTCCATAGCACGCATGACTCTTGAATTGTCATCATGAGCGATTAGTCAGGTGCTCAAGCCAGCCTTGTTGCTCAAGACAGGGCTGGCTCGAAAAAAGAAAACGAGCAGGCACGAACAGGCCTGCGCAAAAAGCACAGGATGCTAATCATCAAGTGGGATATCAAAGCTCGGCCTATCAGAACGAGCCTTCAGGACCATGAAGCCATGGCGGGCATCATGCATAAGAATGGCGGGCCCAGCAGGAGCCACACCACATTAAAAACAAAGGCATTTAGCCAATAAATAACTAGCATACCAACCAGGATACCTACAAATCTATCCCGTTGATTAGACCAAGAAATATAAACAAGCTCCAGATTTTAGCAGCGCACGCCCGACTTAGGCGGATAGGAGACGGCTCTCCGATCCTTTTCTATCTTCGGCAAAGCCGCGCCCACGTCTCGGCTTCCGTTTCAACATATCGCAACACTCGAATCGGCGTTGCGTCGATCTCAGCATCGGAACGCCACTGGAACGGACGCTGGACGGCAGCGCAGTAGCTACCGCCCCTCAGTGTCCCGCATCCGCTTACGAGCGCGATCACGCACAGCATCATCGTCCAGGCGCTCAATCGTTTCAGCTGCATCACGTCCTACCTCCACTGCGGCCATGTCCGCCTTTATTTGTTTCTGCTCTGCCTGGGCCCTACCCTGACGCCGTCCCACCTGCAGCAGCGCCAAAGCAGCAAGGGCCAGGCCACCAAGCAGGCCAAGCCAGCCTGCAACTCGTTGCCATAGCCTTGCAATCATGCGGCACCCGCGATTGCGATTGCCTTCTTGGCGCGTTCCCACCGAGTCTCCCGATCAGCCAGTCCATTTGTGCCGCCATTGATGCGTCGGGTCAGAGCCACGAAATCGCCACCATCTGCGAGCTGGTTGCAGCCGTGCGTTTTCCACCACCACGCAGCAGAACGAGCCGCCAATGCACGATCCTCCAACAGTTGAGGATCTGCCACGACATCTACGCCCAAGCCCGCGGCGGCATGCTGGTAGTTATCCCGGCCAGTGATTTGAATCAGTCCACGCCCACGAAACAGAAACCCGTCCCCAGGCTTGGTATTACCTAGGTCTGACCGCCCCTCGTAACGTTTCTGCGCCGCTGTCGGCCCCCAGATTTCCCGCGTCCAAACAAAGCCACCCGACTCATGGCCGACCTGGGCGAGAAACGCAGCGATACGTACCGACCCAACAATGTCGAACTCCCAACATGCAGCGCGTACATGGTCGTACCAGTCGCGAGACATTTTCTCGGACAGCCCTGTAGCGGCCTGAAACACGGCCAGGCTTATCCACTCCGGCACTGTCACCTCCGGCGTGGGCTTCGTCTGGGCGACCTGCTCCGTTTTCTGCGGACGAAAAAAAAGGGCCAGAAGGCCCGTGATAAATCCAATTAGCTTGTTCACTTATTTCCCCTTGCCAAATCTTGAATTTCGCCAATTACCTCGGCGATATCTGCTTTGCGCCGCTTGTCGAAAAAGTTAAACGCCCAGCGCACTACCGCCCACCCTGGTAGGCCGCAAGCAAACGCCAGGCCCAGCATGGCCACCAAGCCCACCGGGTTGTTTGCCCAGTGATGCAGCTCATACTGCTGGATCACCGCCGCGCCTCCCGAGATCGAGGCCACCACAGTGCTGACTACGCCCACAATCCATTCAGACTGCGTGCGCGGCCGCAGAATGCACATCACCACCAGCGTAGCCAGGCCTGCCCCGATGGCGCCCATCCCTGCTATTCCTCCCATCGCCTTCCAGACGGCCAAACCAGCCGCCGATGTTCCCGTGCTTGTCGGTTCCAAGTCCTTCCCCTTGTGTAATACGGTCGGCATGGCTGTCTCCCGTGACGCGCCGCGATTGCGGCAGACGTAAAAAAGGCCGCCCTGCTGGCGACTGTAAAAATCCACAGTTGAAACAATTGTCTGTACGGCCTACAACGCAGATTTACCTATGAACGCCACCCGCCAGCGCCGTCTATCCCGCTCCTGCCCCACCCTCGCCGAGGCCATGGAACGCTATCTGCTGGAGGTGTCGACCCTAAAAAAATCCGCCTATCAGGAACGATCCCTGGTTCGCGCCTGGACCGGCACGCTGCTGGCTGGCCGCAACCTGGCCAGAATCACGCAGCAGGATCTGCAACGCATCCGCGATGACTGGCTGCAAGAACGGGCGCCGGCAACCGTTAACCGGCGCATGGCGCTGCTGTCGCATCTATTCACCGTGGCCCGCAAAGACTGGGGCTACAGTTGGCTGGCGAACCCCGTGCAACTGGTGCGGCGGCCTGCCGTCAATGACGCACGCGACCGCCGCCTGTTCACTCAAATACGCCTGTACGGCGTGAGTCCCGACGAATGCCCACGCTCGGAAATCGACTGGATCCTGAAACACACCCGCTCGGAGTGTCTGCCTACAATCGTGGCGTTGGCTGTTGAGACAGGTATGCGCCGCTCGGAGATCGTCACGCTGACACGCGAGCAGATCGACCTGACCCACGGCGTCATCACCCTGCAGGACACCAAAAACGGCGACACCCGGTATGTCCCGCTGACCCCGTTCGCCCGCGATGCCTTGCGCAAGTGGCTGGTCGGCAAGCCGTTGCGCGGCCACATATTCGACGTGTCAGCCGGATCCGTCAGCCGGGCATTTGCCCGCGCCCGTGAGCGCGCGCGACGCGCCTACGGTGCCCTATGCCGGCAGTATGGCCGCCGCCCGGTACGCGCCTATTTCCTGGACCTGCGCCTGCACGATTTACGGCATGAGGCTACGTCCAGGCTGGCCGACGTGTTCCCCGCGCATGAGCTGGCCAAGGTTACGGGGCACCGGGACACCCGCATGCTGCAGCGATATTTTCACCCGCGCGGCCGAGATCTCGCACAGAAGCTCATGCGCAGCAAACTGGGCCGCACCCAGGCCGAGCAGCTACGCCTGGCCGCCTGATTCTAGCCAGACCACTGCTTTAACGGCCTTCGCCGTCTTGGCCGCATAGATCTGGTCCCGCAGCCGCTGGCGCGTCCCTACCAATTGCTGGCTCGCCTGCAGGAACAGTTGCGCCTGGTCCAGGGTTTTCTGTCGCATATCCTCGACAGCAATACCGCGGGCGGCGGCCAGGCCGTCCAGATAGGGAGTGGGTGCAGTTTGGTCTGCCGCCCACGCCAGCGCCTCGGCCTGCTGGACTGGCCAGGTCAGACGCTCGGCCTCCGGGTAACCCGTGGTCAGGGCGACGGCCGCCTGCTCAAACCCTGCATTCACCAATGCCAGCTGCAGCTCGCGCAGCTCACTCAGTGCGGGTTCTGGCGCCGCCGGCGCATCGGTGCTTAGCCAGGCAGGCAGCGGGCCCAGGCCGTTGTATTCCTGCCCGTGGTGCTCTGTGCCCAGGCTGTATTCGCCGTCGGCCGTGTACAGCGTTGCCTGCCGATTATCGTCCACGAGTTCCCAGGAGCCGGTACCGGCATCGCCATATTCCAGCGCATGCAGATCAACGGTGGAGACCCAGCGCGCCACCTGGCCGGCTGGGATCTCCGCAGGCGGTGACACGGTCACGTCAGCAAAACCTTTTTCAGCATAGAGGGACTGGCCGTTGAGCACGCCCAGGGTATCGGTTTGAAAATTCGGCATACAAAAACTCCTGGCCACATGCGTGGCTGATTGAAAAAAGAAAAGTGGTTATGGGACTGCAAATGCGAGAGCTCTGGGTTCTAGCCAAGGTGATGCGCTACGCAAACATGGTCACAGCGTTTATTTCCGTGCGAACGGCGACACGTCGTCGGAGAGCGTTCATGACGTTTTGAAAACGGGTGCAGCAGGTAATTACTCCGGACCTACTACTGTTGATGGTGGAGCCGAAACTCGCCCGAGCAACACAGCCCTACACCCCCGGATTCAAATCTGAATTCTGGGATGAAGTGCCGTATTGATAGAGCGGGTCTCACTGCCCCCAAATGGCGCTACCCGTAGACCGTAGGCATTGATGCCGTTCCATGAGTTCCCGGAGGTGTTGAGATCCGCCTTGGTGACTTGCATGCCTATGTGTGCCACCCCCGATGTCGACTGGCTCGCAGAATTGACATCGAGTGCCGGGCGCGTAACTCCCCAGGTTGCCCCGCTGTTAATCGACGCTTGGAACTGTGGGGACTGCTGTTTAATCGCCTCGCCCTGGGCGGATCCGAGTGCCCGCGCATTTGCAGAGGGATGGCCACTTCGCTGCAAATGCGAGGGTGCTGGGAAGCTACCAGAACCATGCATTTAGTAAGCACTTGCACGCGTATGGGGGAACCGTTGCTATAACAGTTGGCTCTCAGCAAAACGTCATCACGGGAACCGGATCATCTGCCAGCACAGAACTAACGGGGGGCAGCGAAACAAGGCCCATCAACGTCGCCCTCCACCCCCGTATTCAGATTTGAATCCGAGGGTGGAGGGCTGTATTTATGGGCCGGTTTTCTCGCGCTGTCGGCACGACTCTGGAAGCGTCGAACGTCAAGACGGTACCGAGATTGCTACTGACCTCGCCCGACAGGCCTGGTCGATAAGTTGCACCGAACGCACCGATGACCTCGCTCCAAGAGTTGCCGGGATCTCGCCAAGTGGCGCTGCTGTAGGTGCCCGTGATGTTTCGGATGGCATCGCCTTGTTGGCTACCCAACACTCTCGCATTTGCAGCGAAGTGGCCATCCCTCTGCAAATGCGCGGGCATTAGGCAGTGCGCAGGATTCAACAACAGTAGCGGGCACACCTACGGCAGCAGCCAGCGGCACCCTGTCTACAACCCGGATCGTCGGGCATGACGGGTTGAGAGGGACATCAGGCACAGCATTTGGCGCTGCTGGAACATTAGGGGCAAATGGCAGTGGGAATTACGCAATCAGGCCGGACAACACTGCCCTGCATCCTCGAATTCATATCTGAATGCGCGGGTGGAGAGCGGTGTTTGTCGGCCGGGTTTCTGTGCGGGCATTTCCATCGAGCGGCTGCCGGATCGGGATTGATCGCGCACTACCGCTGGCCGCCATTGGCGCTTTATCTGAGAAAAGAAGCCCACCATCCCCCGCGGTCGCTAACGGAGCGACCACTCCGTCTCTCACTTGCGTCTTATCAAGCGGCCATCCGGTCCACACCTCGATGTGATGTCGATGTGACTGAAACGAGTCGGCTTCCCAACTGCCCAGCGTTCTCGCATTTGCAGTGTCAGCGTCAGTTCCGGTCGCGCGGATGAATTGGTTGCGCAAATCAGGTAGCCGCACATTATTTCCGGAGATCACCGAAAACTTGAAAACGCCAACGGCCCAGGAGCCGGATGCAACCATGTGGCTATTGGCCTCGGCCCAGGCAATGAGCGCCCGGAACCTTGCGTTCGTACGATCCACCGTCTGACCGATCAGGTCTACCTCATCGGGACGCGCAGTAGCGGATGTACCCCAGATGAACCGGCCCACATCTGGGCTGACGTAGCCGGTGAATGAGCCTACCGTTTGCCAGTGCAATATCTGCTGGCGGTCAATGACGTACACCAGCGGGCCTACATTTGTTGCGGGCGCCGTCGCATAAATGGGCATTGCCAGGGCACGCATCGCTTTGAGTATCTGGCCGTTATCGGCTTCACTGGGGTCAATGCCTGCTGCTGTGATCACATTCAACAGCTCGTCCATCACACTATTTGCCCATACTGCCGAAATCCAGGATCCGGCCGCGCCCGTTGCGGCATTGGCATCAGCGAACTTTCCACCCACCAACCCAATGCCCGGCAAACTTTTGGGGTAATCCATCTGTACTCTCCACTAAAATTTATTACCAAATTGGCCATTGCCGAATGTCGGCACGTCCTCGGAGTCTGTCCAGCATGTCAGCTCCTAGGAATAATCAAAAAACACGACGGTGTGCGCCGGCGCGTAGCGTCGAATCACGCACTCAACAATGTCGGTCTCGTTGGCGCCGAATCGGTCGCCAAACTGGGCATTACCAAATACCGGCTCTTTGGCGCGCAGCGCGCCCAACTGGACCACCCATACGAACTGGCAATCCCAGCTGCCAAACTGGCTGCTGCCGAATCGGGCAAGGCCAAAACGCGGCGTGCGCCATTCAATCACCCGCGCCTCGGGATAGCCCAGGCGCTGCGCCATCTCCTGAAAATAGAGAGGATCCTGTCGCCCGACATCCGAGAAACGCCGCAGCACCTCACGCAGCCGCCCGCTCGGAGAAGCCGTGTTCCCCTGGCACTCGTCGGGCAACCCCATGACACGCTCCCAATCGGACAGCAGCTCGCGCAGCGTGCCGGGGAACATTTCAGACAGCAGATCAGCCGCCCGTGCATCCACCCGCGCCAACTCGGCAGCAATGGCATCAGCCACAATCGCCGGCATCGGATACAGCTCAGGATCCCAGGCTGGCCCAGGGGGCAGTAGCTGCTGCAGCTGTGCGCGATAGTCCTGCGCCGTTCTCACACCCATGTCAGCCCCCCGAATACCGGCAGCTCCTGCGGCTGGGGCACAACGTCGGCGGCCGGAGAGAGCAGTTTGTGATCCGTTTCGCCTGGGACGTTGCTGATGGTGGCCGCCACATGCGTGCGGTACAGACGCGTTCCCAGATCGGCCTCCGCCATATGCAGCTCGCGCAGAGCCTCTTCGACTTTGCCCCGCAGCGCATCGCCATCGGGAAACAGTTGGATCTGGTAATTCACGGGCAACAGCATGGGCGCCAACACATGAATCTCTGCTGTCACCGGACGCTTGCTTTGAATGTGGGCCCGTACCGCCTCCAGCTCGGCCGCATCTGGAACAATGTTGTCGTCATCATCACGAACAACAAACACGCCGACCGTCCCCGGCCCGAGCCAGGCGCGACGCACCCATGCCCGCGTGATGCCTGGAACCTCCAGCGCCCAGGTGACGTAATCGTCCACATCACCGCCATGAGGTTGAATACGAAATGCTCGCACCACTCGCCGGCGCCATCGCTCCAGCGGCTCCAGATCTGTCCCGCCGACCAGGCCAGGCGCCGCGACTGTCGACCGATCAATGACGCCTGGCGCCGGGGATATGGCAACCAGCTGCGTGCCCGCCACCAAATTGCCCGCAGCCCCTGGAACGACGGCCTCAACAGGTACACGCGTGACACCAGACAGCAATGTGTCCTGCGTCACGCGCACCTGCACACCAGCCCGCGTTTGCCAGAGCATGCCTGTTGGGACAAAAACGCCGTCAGCCCCAGTTGCCTCTATGGCACCCTGCGCCGATGTCGCAGGCGTACGCGGCACATCCTTGAGGCCAGCCCAGCGCGCCAGCATGTCCTCATCGCAGGAGTCCGGCAGGATCTGCTTGGACTGCCAGGCGAGTAGGCCGTACAGCCCAAAAGCGCCGGCCGCCATCACGCGGGCCAGGACTGCGCTATCAGAGCGGCGCAGCACCCCATCCACCCCGGCCCGAGCCAGATCCTCGCCAGCACGCTGCACCAAGGCTGGCAGTGTTGGAATTTCAAATGGCATTGATTACCCCCAGCACATCGTCAAACTGCATTTGCCGTTGCCCCTCGTCCAGGGTCAACGTCACGTATAGATCAAGACGCGTTGCGCCCTTGCGCTCAAAGCGGGCCTCTATCCGCTGCGCGACGCCATCCTCTACCATCCAGGCCAGCGCCTGGTCCGCATACCGCTGGGCATCCTGCATGGTTTGCACGGTGAGCGAGCGGCGCCGCAGCAACCATAGTCTGGAGCCGATCCGATCCTGGGGCTGGTCAGGGTAGGCATCCCCCCAATACCCGTGGCGCTCATCGTCATCGACCGGATCCGACGGCTCGGCACGTCGCCAGGTGAACAGACTGATCACAACCGCCCGCTCCAACTGATCCGCCGAGGCCAATAAATTGCGAATACTCATTCCATCCTCTGATTGGGTTCATCAGTCGGCCCGCCGTTGTCGTTCTCGAGGTGATTGTGTCCGTTGTACGTGCGCCGCATCGCGTTCATCGTTCCGACGCCGTCGCGGATCTCTCCGCCCGCCTCAATGTCTCCGGTGGCGATCACCTTGGGGGTGTTGAGCGTGACACTGGTCGAGCAATTAAAAACCGCCTCTGGGGCGATGACTTCAATCTTGGTGCCGGCAGTGATACTGATCACCCTACCCTGCCTGAGCCGGATCTCGTCCCCCTCGTGGGTAAACAAACAAACCTCGCCGCACTGCAGGCCAACGGGCCGATATCGCCGGTCCGTCACGATGAACGCTACACAATGAGAGCGGTTGCCACCGACAAACCCCAACACGGCCTCCGCGCCCGGCAGCGGGTGCGACGTGAACCCGTACGGCTCCACGTGCTCCACGGCATCCTTCACCTCGCCGGCGGTCAGGCGCACCTGCAGTCCCTGCAGCTTGCGAGCCGCATCGACCAGCGACAACGTCCCGCGCGCAATAAAGTTCAGAATTTTCATGATTTGTCCCAGTCAGCTGGCAACAGATACTCGAACGCATCGCCGCCTTTGTTGCCCTTCTTCTGCTTTTTCGGGGCCTTGGGCTCAGGCGAATATGCACCAGGCGGCGCTACCCGCAACGAGACGCGCTTGCCGCGCTCATTGAGCGTGTAAACCACCCTGCCGATCAGCATCTCTCTGTCGAAGCCGATCATGGGGTCGCGCACCGGCACGAACATATTGGGCAGCCAGAGCCGCCCATCGCTTTGACGCCAGCCCTGCAGCTCGTAATCCGTCGCCAGAGCTCGGCCCATCCGGCTCTCGCGCTCCCAGGCGGCACGTTTGGCGGCAATGGCGGTGCTGACCTGGCCCTGCGGCTGCACGGTCAAATTACGATAACGGTCTACGCGCTCATCACCCGCCAGGCTCTGCACCTCGGCCGCCTCGGCGCCGAACGCCTCATCGGTGCCGGCCTGCTGACCAATGCACTCGTACGTTGAGTACACACCCGAAAAGTCCAGCGGTGCCGATGCCCCCAACACATTCACGCCCAGCTCAATCGCATCGGTCGCTCGGCCCGCCGATCCCAGCGCCGCCAGCACTACGCGCCCGTGGGCATCGTCCGTAGAGAGCAGCGCCGATTGCTCCAGCAGCCTGTCAATTGAGGCGAAAACCGTCTCTCCCGGCTCGGTTTGATGGTCCGCAATCGTCAGCCCATCCCCAGCCTGATCAACCACGCTCAGGCCGTAGGGCGCTGCCAGAGCGGCAACAACCGCCGCCACGGTCTGGCCACGCCACTGCCCACGGGCCGCGCTGCAATCGACCAGGTCCGAGGTCAGGGAGCGGCCAACAATGCCGACCGTGATTTGTCGTGCGTCGTACTCGATAGGGGTGGCATAGGCATACCCCGTCAGCACAAGATCCGGGCCTATCCGGACCTCGCAGCGCGAGCCGTGGCGAATCCGCGCGGGCGCCTCGCCGCTGCCGGGCCAGCGCCAGGTCACTCCCAGCCTGAAATCCCGTGCCTGCTGCTCGATGCCGGCTGTAATCTCAACCGATTTCCAGCCTCCGTACTCCATGCCATCCGCCACCAGGGTCACGCGGTCCATGTCATCTGCGGCCATCTCACCCCCTTGGCAAAAGCAATTCAGTGGCAGGCACAAACCCAGGATGTCGTACGCCGTTGCGAGCAACGATGTCCCCCACCCTGGCCGCGTCCCCATAACGGCGATACGCCAACACCAGCGCCGGTATAGGCGCCGGATTGCTGTAGCGCGTCAGCACATCGCCCTGGCGTGCCACGGCGGTTAAATGCCGAGTGGCGGCAACACGGGCCTGGGCGATCACCTCGTAATGCGTCGTTGGCGACTGCTCGGCGAGCGACCAGAGCGATTCCGATACACCATCGCGCACCTGCAGCACATCGTCTGCCACCGGCAGCTCCACGCGATCAACCCCGGTCAGCCCATCCACCACCTGTCCCAGCGTCCCCGAGTCTACCGCCACCCCGCCCTGCCTCATCCCATCCACAGCCACCTGCCCGGCACGGGTCACGCTGATGGTTTTAGACGGCAACGCAGCCGTACCCCGCACGGCATCGACCGCCACCGCATCCTGCACCAGCGAGCGCACCGCAGCCACAAACACCCGATTGGCCGCGCCGCTGGGCAAGAGCATGCCGCCCAGGCGCTGCACCGCGTCGGCACGGTCAGCCAGTCCAAACAGCGACATGACGCCCTGGGCGCGTGAGTAAAACCCGCCAAATAGCGAACGCGCACCACCAATGATGCCGAACACCGCATGGGCGAATGACCCAGGCCCTGCTATGACCGAATCAAAAACACGTTGGGCGGATCCCAGCACGCCGGATACCGAGCCATACACGTCTTGAACAACATCGAGCACCTGACTGATGGGCGTCAGTACCGCGTCCAGGCTGATTTGCGACAAGTCGATGCTCTCCAGCACCTGCGTGAAACGCTCCAGTGCAGACGTCTGCACGGCATCGGCAGCGGTGTTCAATGTGGATGCCGCATCGGCGCCGGCCACCGGATACGATGGCTCGGCCTCCCCTTCTACAAACACCAGTTCAAACTGCACCATTCCCTGCGTGCGCCGGTCGTGCGAGTAGTTGCAGTCGATGCACGTGGCGGTGATGCTGCCCGTCCAGGGCAGGATCAGCTCGCCAGAACCCGGCTGCTCGATCACCTCCAGCAGCGCGTCACGCAGGCTCAGGCAATCATCGCCCGCGACAAACGCCGTGATCCGGATTTCTTTGGTGCGCTTGCCCAGAGACTCCACCAGCGGCGTATCGCGCTGTGGATACTCATGCACCTGCGTGCGCTGCCCAGCGGGCGCCGAGTCCCGCAACACCTCGAACGCCACCCCACGAAATGAGGCGGCCTGTTTTTGATCTCGCCAGCTCATCCGCTCGCTCCTGCCATAGACCGCAGGCCAATGTCCTGACGGACGTTCAGGCCTGGTTGATTGGTGCGCACTGGCTCTGCCCTCATGCCAGCTGGCGCATTCTCAAACCGGATTACCATTTCCCCATCCAGGCGCGTCTCTCGACCTGGCGCTGCCAGCGCCGGCGCTGGTTTTGCCGGCGCCTCATCACCCAGACCAACGGCGTTTTTCAACCAGCCTACGCCGCTGTCCCAGGTGTTTGACACCGACTCGCCCACGGAAGCAGCCGCGCCCTTGGCGGCATCGACGCCCTTCATGATGGGTTCGATAAACCCTGATACCCGATCCCACAGATCCTTGAACCAGGCCACAATCGGCTCCCAGTTCTTGATGATGATTCCCAGCGGACTCCAGTTTAGGAATGCACCTTTCATCCAGTCCCAGATCGCCTGAGCAGGCGCCTGGACCTGCGCCCACAACCCAACAAACCAGGCCGTGATGGACTCCCAGTTCTTGATGATCAAACCCAGCGGATGCCAATTCAGGAACGCGTTTTTCATCCAGTCCCACACTGCTTGGGCTGGGGCTTGAACCTTCGCCCATAGGTTTTTGAACCACGCGCTCACCGGCTCCCAGTTGGCGATCAGAAACCCTGCGGCCAGGGCGATACCCCGTATGAGCATGCCCACGGGCGACATCGTCATGACACCGGACATGATTTTGATAGCCCAGGCCACCCCGACCACGGCCAGCCGCATGCCTACGAATGCCGCCGCCGCACCCACCAACCCTTTGATCAACCAGGGATTGGCCTGCGCCAACGCGGTGACCTGATCAATCATCGGTCCGACGTAGGCAATGAATGAATTGATCGGCGGCAACAGGACATTGCCAATGGCCATACCCAGCGCCGTGACGCGATTCCACAGCAGCTGGATACTGTTGGCGGTGGTTTTTGATCGGGCCTCGTACTCCTTTTCCATGGATCCGGCGTACTCAGTTGCATCCGCCACCAGCTCAAAGTTCTTTTTAAGCAGGCCCAGGTTATCCAGCATCGGCGCAATGGCCGTGATGGATTCTTTTCCAAACAGCTGTTGAAGCACCCCAGCCTGCTTGGACGCATCGACTTTACTGATGGCCGTCAATACCTTGAGCATCGTGCCTTTGGCGTCCTTCTGCATCCCGACCGAGATCTGCTCAGCATTCAGCCGCAGTGCCTTGAACACCTGCTGCTGTGTTTTAGTGGCCGCCCGTCCCGAGGTCATGGCCAGCATGAAGTTTTTAATGCCGGTCGCTGCCTCTTCCTGTCCAACACCCACACCGGCCAGCGTCGACCCCATGGCGGCAATCTCGCCAGCCGCCAGACCGGCCACAGCACCCAGCGGCCCGATGCGCGTCACGATATTGCTGATCTGCTGGGCCGTCGCCGCACCGTTGTTGGAGAGGTGATTGATTTTGTCGGCCAGCGCCACCACCTCGACCTGCCCCAGCTTAAACGACGTGCGCCACTTGGCCATCGTGTCGCCGGATTCTTCCGCCGTCTGGTCGAACGCGATACCCATCTTGACGGCGTCCTGAGCGAACGCTTGCAGCTCCTCCCGCGCAATACCCGATTGCCCACCGGCGGCCACGATGGCGGCAATGTCCTTGGCCGCCATCGGCAGCTTGGTGGACATTTTGGTGATGTCCTGCCCCATCTGGGCGAACTGCTCAGGCGTGTCAAAATCGACCACTTTGCGCACATCAGCCATCGAGGACTCAAATTCGATGGCGGCACGCGCACCCGCAAAAAAAGGGGCAGAAATGGCCCCTCCTTTCACAACGTCCATCAAATTGATGGGTTGCCCAAGGCCGCTGTTGAGCAGTCCACGCCGAAAACTCATGGCATTGGCACGGGCCTTTTGCAGGGTGGGCGACAGTTTATCGACCCCCGTGATCAAGGCCTTTAATTGAAACTCGCGGGCCATAGCTACTTCTCCATTTCGTTCACAATCCGATGTGCCTGGTCGGTCATTTCAAACACATCGGACAGCGGCCGATCCATGACCGCAAAAGGATCCAGCCGCCAGAAATAAGCGGCCGAATAGGCGTAGTCGATCAGGCCTGAGATTGTGCTTCCGGGTCCGAGCCCTGACTGATAAAAAAACTGACTACCGCCCATGCCAGCGTGTGAAAGTCCTGCATCCCGAGCTGATCCACCGCCGACTCGGGCACCTCGCCCAGGCGCGCGATATAACGAGCGCACACATCCAGCAGTGGGCGTGGCACGGGGTCTTCAGAGGCAAACGAATAGGGCAGCGATTTCAGTGCCCGTACATCGGCCACCGTCGGCTCACGTAGCCGCAGCTCCGTGTGATCTTTGCCGTAGGCTTGGATAGGGCTGGACAATGTCTGCACCATCAGAAATTTCTCACCATTCATTGCCAGATCCCCTTAACGCCGTTGAATTCCAAAGTGACCTTGCCGTCGTCCCCGGTGCTGGTCGTCTCGCCGACCATGTACGCACCCGTCAGCACGTAGGTTTTGCCGTTGCGGTACTCAGCCTGGACGGTCATGTCCGTGCCGTTGGCGATCACATCAACCGGGAAATCCGCCGTGTGCAGTGCCTCGACCTTCACGTAAGGCACGCGGTCGCGCTCAGTGAAATACCCCGGCGCGCCCTCGATGGTTTCGCGGACCACATCGCCAATGGGGCACTCCACCCCGCCAGTGATCACCAACTGTTGACCGTCCACCTTGACGTAGACGGTCCCTGCTACTTTCTGGCCCATGTCCAGCTCCCAAAGAAAAGACCCGCTCAATGGCGGGCCTGGGTTCAATCAAAGGTGACGCAGTGGCTATGCCGCCATCGTGCCCGGATACTGCAGGCGGAACTCGTTGCGTAGCGCTACGATGCGCAGCTGGTTCACGTAATCAGGCGGGAACAGAACATTGACCCGATTCGGGTTTGTTTCGTCACGCTCGACGATCAGGTAGCGCGCGAACAGTTGCAGGTTCTCCACCAGGCCCAAGCGTTCCATGCGCTCGTACTCAGCGATCAGTTCGCCGCGGATTGTCTTAGGTGTGACAATCGACTGGCCAGGCCCGAAGCGGGTGCCGTCGTCGGCCAGTTTGTGGCGTGCGAATTTGCTGGTAATAACAGCCTCCAAGCGGCGCAGAATCGCCGCAGACTGGTGCATCGTCTCGCTGTCCAGATAGCTGTCATCCGGTTGGCCGAACGCATTTTTCTGGTACAGGGTGACTGCACGCTGGATCCGCTGATACCCGCCCTCGTAATACGACGTGGCCACACCAGCCCACAGCAACGAGTTATTCTCCAGCAGGCCAAAGCGGCGACCCTCTGGCGCCGGCATGCAGCTGAGCAGCGCACCCGTCTGCGTGGGCCGCGCCGGATCCGCTGCAATGAACACGGCCGTTCGACCGGCAAAGTCAGCGACCCACCGCCACACCGAGGTGGGAGCCTCGGGCTCGACAGCGGCGACCGTCATATGCTGGTCATTAGTAGCGCCGCGACCAAAAGCCACCAGCTGACCCATCGTGCCGCGCCGGGCCGAGTACACATGTCCGTAAATCTTCTTCAGCCATGCCCAGCGGCCAGAGGTGTCGTCCATCAAGGCCTGGAAGGCGGTCAGCGAACCGGCGTCGGTGAACGGATGGGAGATGAACTCGAACGGCGCATCGCCCAACAACGCCAGCGCGACATCCAGATCTGGCACACCCACACCGCCTGCCATAGCAGTAACCGCGACAGTCAGGCCCGCCGGCACAACCTCGCCGCCCGCCGAGCCGCGCAGATTGACAGCCAGACGCAAATCATTGCCCAGCTCACCAGAAAATTTCGTTGTGACAGTCACAACGCCTGCGGCAGCTGCAGCCGTTACAGGCAGCGTCGCCGCATTGATAGCCGCAGCCAGGGCCGTAGCAACATCTGCGGCGGCCTGGCCGCTGGCTACCGCCACCGCTACCCGCGCGTCACCCACATAGGCCGACAGCACACCAGCGGCCGACGCGGTGCCCGTAACGGTAAATTTGCCCGTCGCCTTGGCCCCCGTGAGCTTGACGGGCAGGATCCAGATTTCACCCATGGGATCGACGCGCCGGCTGGCCACGTGCATTTCGTGCAGCATCGAGCCACGGCCCGCAATCGCGGCAACCTCGTCGGACGAGGAAGGCAGTTGCAGAGCCGGTGCGGCGGCCGCGTCGTCATTGACTGCCCCAATGAGCAGGCGCCGCAGTTGAGTCGCACCGCTGTTTGCCTGGCTATTGTCCATCTCTGCGTAGAACAGCGGCACACGCAGGTCATTGGGGATTTGATTCATGCTGACCGCCATGTCACCGCTCCTTTTTGCCCGCTGCTGGGGCATCGTCTTGCTTGGTCGTTACGTCGCCATCGAACAGGCGCCGCATCCAATACTGCGTTTTGGGCACTTCCCAGCCTTGGCCGGTCAGTACCACCCCGCGCTCGGGGTCCAGCACCACTCGGCCCTCCACCGGCACCACGTGCATTTTTTTCATGACACATCCTCAGAAAGTTTGAATTCAGTACGGCCATCCGGCCCAGGTTTCTGCAGATTGGGATCTGCGATAGGATCAATCACATCCACGCTGATGTTCAGGCGACTCAAAGGCGGGAGCTGTGCCAGTTCATACTCCTGCCAGGTTTGAGGGGTAGCGTCCGCCGGCAGCCCGTTTGAATACCCCACGGTCAGCTCAGAGGAAAACGTCATGCCGTAGTAGGTCACAGCGCGGTTCATGTCGATAATTTCGCCGCCCTCGTACTCGATAGGCTCGTACTCCTCGCCAGGCCGCCAACCCAACAAGGCCCGCCAGACCTCGGCACGCAGGTCATGCAGCGCGTCTGCGGTTGCATCACCCCGTTCGTTGCTCGCCGTCGCCATCATCAGCACAACCGTGAAACGGTCGGTCACCTCCTGAACTGCCAGGTTCTGGGCAATGGGAGCCCGCGCCTCATCATCGGCCGGCATCACCACCAATGACGGCACCTCCACGCTGACCTGCCCGCGCTCAGGCTTAAAGTCGATAGCGACAAAAACCCGGTTGTCGAACGTTCGGCAGTAGGTGCGCAAATGACCTACAACATCGGACAGTTTCATTTCAGGGCCTCGTTCATTGAGGCACGCAGACGCTGCATAACAGCGCCTTCCTGCTCGGCCAGTGCATCAGCAATCCAGTTGCCTTTAGAGCGAAGACCGCGCTTCGTGCCGTAATGCAGGAATGCCGGATAGAAACCTTGTTTTCTGGGATCTGCATTCCATTTACTGGCGGGCGCCGGCATCTGGTGCTGGACTTTTGCATAGAACCCACCCGAGCCCATCCGCACCTTGATCGACTTGGCCATCCGCCCCGTTCGCCGACTTGGGTACTCATCGCTACCGCCGCGCTTGGAGATTTTCTTTCGGGAAGCCTTAGCGACCATACGGCCAGCATCACGGAACGCCTTACGCATCGGACCGCGCTTGAACTGCATCTGGCTGATGTTTTCAAACCCTTGCAGGCCGAGCATCGCTTTCATCGCAGACGTTTTCATACCAACTCCCCATCCCCAAACTCTTCAAGATCAAGCACCAAAAACTGACGCTCCCCCCGCAGCGGGGCAGCCCGCCGCACCCGGTAAACTCTGCCGGCATGAAAAATTTCGTGCTGATCGGTAATGCCGCACAGATAACGCAAAAGGCAACGATGGGTAATTCGCTCATCCGTTTGTGCCGTAGCGGCCCAGACGGCAGTTCCAACGGGAGTCAGTGCTGCCCAGCGCAGTATCGGATCAAGTCGTTGCTCTGCCACCCCAGACCAGCCAACCGGTTGATCCCGACACAATCGAATCTGAACGCGTTTGTTCAACTCCCCCGCTGTAGGCTCCGGAAAACCAAGTTTCGCCACCATAAATTCCCTCCTAAATAAACCGGCGTTAGAACGCAGGAGGTAATGACAGCGGCACGAGCAACGAATCGACATACAAACGGGGCATTTCGTTCACTGCTGATGAGCCTGTCAACATGAGCTCGCGATTCCGATACATCCAGCCGCAGGTCAACAGCAGCCAGTCACGCACGCCGGGGTATTGGGAAATGTCGACTCCAGCCAGAAAGGTGACTACTGCCTCTTTAGGGGCGCTTGCTCGTCCAGAAACGACGGTTCGGCGCCCCTTCTCGATAGCCTCAAAAGCAACGGACTCACCATCGACTACAACTGTCTCGACCAAAGCCACGGCACCAACAGAGAGGGCTGACCCAAGCATAATTTTTTCCGTGAATCGCCCCCGGCGGATGATCGATCCGGTGCGTGTTTCAGCCAGAGCCCGTGCTGCTGGAATAATTTGCTGTTCGATAAGCTCATCTTCCGCATCCTCATCAATTCGCGAGTAACGCTTCACCTCGCTCACGGTCAGCGGCTCTTCAGCAAGATAGGACACTAAGGAAATCATGGCTTGCGACGACTACGGCCGGCTGACGGCTTCATATCGTCGTTAGCGTCGCCCGCCGTGAAATCAGGCGTTGGGGCATCGCCCCATTGCTTCACAACTGCTACACCGCTCTCGACCAAGTTCTCGGCGACGAGCCGGTCAAATCCCGCGACATCACCGGGGCTATAGGGGCCGCAGTTTTTCACGAATTCAATCTGCATCACTGACTCCTTAAAAAATCGCCCGCCTATCGAAGCGCGGGCCGATGATTTACTTGCCCCACTGCACCTGCGTGAGCACCGCAACGGACTCGGCGTGACGAGGGCCGAAATCGTGCTTTGCAATAACGCGGACCAGCGTTTGGTCGCGCTGGAAAGCGGAAACCACGTTGCCGGAAGAGTCCTTGTAGGTTGCTTCCTTCGAGTAGTCGATAATCAGCTGCTCTTCTTCACCAATAAAGCAGTCGCCGAAATCGGCGAAGTAAATCTCGGAGCCGTTCGTCGGCGCCTCTGGGCCAGAACCCACAGCAAGGTTCACCGGCACCTGAGTAGTCAGGCCGACCGGATAGCCCATCAGCATGCCCGCGTCCAGCTCCGGGTAAACTTTGTTGCCGTTTCCATCACGCATAGCCTGAAGGAATCGCTTTGTACGAGGCGCCATGATCCAGCCGGCCGCAGACATATTTGCATCTGCCGCCTCCAGCACAAGAACAAGCTTGTTTAGCTCAAGAGACACCTGGGCGATAGTCGGCTCAGCCTGCGATGCTGGATAGACATTTGCCGTCGGCGCCCAATAACGCAAACCCTTGGGATTGCTCGCTTGCCCGTCGTCACGAATGAACGCCTTGTCCTCTCGCGCAGCGATAGCTGCGGTGAGGTCGCCGACCACAATTGCGTCGACATTTGGACTGGACGACGAGGTAGCCAGCAAATCGTTCGAGATAGGCACCAGTGCCGTCAGCTTCTTGCCTGACAGCTTCAGATCATCAAACTCCTGATTCGTCACGGGGATGTCCGAGTCCGAGCCGATGTAGCCGACAACCGCACCACCCTTGAGACGAGGCAACGTGATGTTGCCGTTATTCAAAGGCAGGGAACGCGCGCCCAGACGACGAACGACAGACTTAGGCCGCAACAGCTCAATCACTTCGCTGGAAAGGTTGGTTGGCACAAGCACGCCGCCCGCTCCGGCGGTGAGTGTGTTCAGCGATGCCGCAATATGCTCACCGTAACCGCGCTCCATAGCGATCTGCGCGGCCTCCCGGTGATTGCCTTGTGCGGCCGCAAGGGCGAGCACCATTTTTGCCATGCCGGCCCCTTTTACTTCAGGCTCCTTGGGGCTCGCTGGCACGGTGCGGCTGGGATTGGCATGGCTCTCAACAGGCAACGCAGCAGCAGCGGCCATTCGCTCAGCCGTTTCGGCTCGTTCAATCTGCGCAGTCAAGTCGCTGAATTTGCTTTGTAAATCGGCAAATTGAGCTTGCTGATCTGCGCTAAGCTCCTTGCCGCTTGCTTCAATTGCAGCCAACGCTTGAGCTTGATCATTGATCGCGGCGCGTTCGCTACGCAGTTCGTGTACCTTCTTAGCCATTTGTTGGCTCCTATAAAAAAAGCCGCCTCAGTGGGCGGCAATTGGCCTTAGACGCGAACGCGGCTAAATGCAATTTTGTAAATTCATCGCAGCTGCGCGGGCAGAGATTCGATTAACGCTGGATCGTCGCGCTGCAACTTGAGCAGCAATTCGATTGATAGCCGCTTGCGGCGTCTCGACTCGATCTGCCAACCCAATTGACACTGCGTCCTGACCGAAGAAAACCCCCGCCTCCGTTTGCATGACATCGGCCACACTCAAGCCACGGTTACGCGACACCGTTTGAACAAAGGCGTCGTAGTTTTTCTGCACTAGATCTGTTAACCAAGAATATGCCTCATCCGTAATTGGCGCTTCACTAGACAGGTCGTTCTTACGTGCGCCAGCAAAAACAGTTGTGATTTTGATGCCAGCCTGCTCATGCCGTTTGCTCAAGTCCACATGCCGAGCAATTACTCCAATTGAACCAACACCGGAGCTTCGCGAAACGATCACCTCCGACGCTGAAGACGCCAAGGCATAAGCGGCCGAATAAGCGCCAAAATTCGAGATTGCGGTGATGGGCTTCACCGAGCGAGCCGCAAAAATCTCCTCCGAGAACTCCATACAACCAGTCGCAGACCCGCCAGGGCTATCAATATCCATGACGATGTGCTCTACCGCCGGGTCAGAAAGAGCTTGATTGAGCATGCGACGAAGGTCCTCGTAGCTCGTCATGGTTTCACACATATTCAAGTGCGCAGAGCGAGAAACAAGGACGCCATGAATCGGCATAATGTAAACCCCCATCTCCTGAGCGACTTGCAGTCGACGCTCTTCCGGAGTTGGGCCCGCCGAAACAGGTTCATCATCATGCCAAGCGCCTACCGCTGGAGGCAATCCGATATTGACGATATTGAGGTTCATGGATTGATTTGCCCAATGAACCGCCATATTCAACGTATCGTCGCGCACCATTTGAGGCGCATTAAAAATCAGGCTCGCAAGCCGGTGGTGGTTTTTCATTTCAGTACCTCTGCTATGGCGGCGGCCGCCTTGGGATCAGGCTCAATTGGAGGAATACTTGCGCTGGAGCCTGCCGCGTCAACCATGTTCAACGGCTGGAGATAGACATCGCCCCCTACAACGGGAGGCATATTCTCAAGGCGACGAATGTCATTGATTGACAGCCAGCCCCATTGGCGCCCGACAGCGTAGGCCTTGTAACGCGCCTCTTGATTGCCTCGCAACAACCCGCCGATATTGAACTCGATGTAGTACTCGTTACGCTCGCTGGAACTCAAGAAATCCCGCTGCATTGCCTGCTCATGCCTGCGAAGCCATGGCATAAGCGCATAAATGACAAACTGGATTTGTAAGTTTTCAACGTTGTTGTATGTCGCCCCTTCCAGCGTTCCCACCATTGGGAGCGGGATTTTATATATCCGAGCCATATCCGAATCGGAAAGTTTCAGCATGCTGATGAGCTCTGCATCTACATTGCTCATGGTCAGCGGCCGGAACGTCATCCCCTCCTGCAATAGGGCGATCTTGCCTCTATTGCTGGACCCTCCAAATCGCTCCTGCCATTCGCTTGTTATCGCATCTGCTGTCTTCTGGTCTTTGAACGCCGGAGCTTCAGCTGGCCGCTCCAGGACTCCCGATAATGCCGTTCCATTCAAAAATGACTTTGCGGAGTACTCTGAGAGTGCCAAGGCGTATCCAACTGAATTGGCGTGAAGCGCAATTGGGGATAGGCCTACATAGCTGTCCAAAGAAACCCATCTCACATGATGTATTAGGCGCTGCGGCATAGGGTCGCCTGAACCAATCCGATAATACGGCTGCAGATCACCGCCCCGCAGAACTGTAACTTTGCCGACATCCAGTGGGTAAAGAGCCTTGATTCGCCCCCTGGCGTCCCGCTCTATGTAACTGTATGAGTTGCCTCGCAGCCCGGCGCTCATTTGCCCGAACTCACGAAATTCAAATGGCGTCTGCCACCCGTTAGGCTGGTACCTAAGAATGTCGTAAAGAGGGTGAGCCACAGCCGCTTCACGCCCTCCATCAGACTTTCGTCGATATAGCTCTAAGGGCAACTGAGCAACGCTTTCAGCCAGCAAAGATGCGCAGTTTTGCAACACGGGAATCGAAAGCGCAGTTTCATGATTCACCAATTGCCCCGATGTCGATTTCGTCCCGCCCAGAAGGCCTGAAACCCACCCCCCCAGCGCGCCGGTATCTACCGTCGATTTCTTAAACAGCATGACGGTCCAATGCGATGCCGAACACAATTAAGAGCAAGCCACCGATAACTGCTGCTGCAGCAGGGCTGAAGGCCGCCACACCACCAACCAACGACGAAAAACCAGCTCCCATAGCAGCCAAAGCGAATTTTTCTTTCACGTTCATATCGTTGCCCCTTGTTCGTAAATACTCACATGCCGCTTCCCCGACGAAACCATGGCGCGACCGATCGCCATAATTAGGGCAACCGCTCCGTCAATTTTGTTGTCAGGGTGCTGCTTGATTGGACGCATGATGTCGTCACTGCCGGGCATATGCCTGGCTACCACATTACCGACACACCAAGTCATGATGGGATGCCCATCGTGATGAAAGCGGCCCGCCAAAATTGCAGCCTCCAGCTCCTTCATGGGGTCGGCCATGTTGGTGTAGTTCTGTGTGATGATGATCGGGCTAAGCCCTTCGTCATCGAGCTGATGCGACAGATTCGCCGCGCCGTGCGGGTCTATTGGGCTAGACTCAACCGGAGCAAGCTGGTTTACCTCCAGCGCCTCAGCCAGCACATCCCGATAGTCGATTTCTGCTCCAGGCGTCGCAATAAGGTGACCAGAAGCCGTCCAGGATTGATAGCGATCTGCCATTCGTCGATTCTCGGTATTTTGAATCGTGTCTTCAGGCACCCAAAAAACCGGATCGATACAGAAGTAATGCCTCCGATTTCGGACCTCGCCTGACTTTGGGTCTTTCCAAGGACGATCCTCCCAGAAGAGCTTGACCATTGCGGTTAAGTCAATCTTGGCCGCCAAGTCCAACCCCAGAGAGCACCTCTGTCCCCGAAATTGATCCAATGACAGGCTACGATCCAAGCATGGATCGGCACCAAACCGAGCCATATTGAAGAACCCTGACTTGGCCGCCGTCCATACGTTCAAGTGCTTGTTCTTGAACGTACTGGCAAACCGAGCACGGCGTATGGCCTGTTGCTGCTGCGACTCCAGATAATCCTGAAACACCGAAATGCCGATGTTTGGATTGGCCTTGGCCAACACCTTCGGATCCATCCAGTCGTCATCTTCATCAATGGTCCAGATCCAGCCGAACAGCTCGTCATTCGGCACCAGGCCTTCGAGCATCTCGACCACTTCCTGGCGCTTGTCGTAGCAAGGGCCGGCGATGTTGGCGCCCGCCGTCGTGATGATGAACATCAGCGGCTGGCGGCGCGCGCCCATACCTGTCTGCATCGTCACATACAGGTCGTCGGCATCATGTTCGTGGTACTCGTCCACAATCGCGCATGATGGGGACGACCCGTCGCCAGGATTGCCAATGATTGGCTCAAACCGGCTACCGTCATCAGGCCGGTTCAAGTTGCCTGCATTTACCTCAATGCCTAGCAAGTCCTTAAGCTCAGCCGTACGATTAACCATTAACCTAGCTGGCCGGAAAACCTCCCAGGCCTGCTTTTCAGTAGTGGCACCGCTATACACTTCCGCGCCAAACTCGCCGTCAGCGCAGAACATCCCAAGGCCGACGCCGGCAGCAATAACGCTCTTGCCGTTCTTGCGCGGCACTTCCCAATACGATTCACGGAATCGGCGCATTCCGTCTTTCTTGCGTACCCAGCCAAACGTGCAGGCCAGGCCGAAAAGTTGCCAGGGCTCCAGCGTGATCTTCTTGCGCTGGCGCGCCCACTCCCCTTTGGTGTGGGGCAGGAACTCGATAAACCGCAGCTTCTTCTCGGCCTTGCCCTGGTCGAATCGGTAGGGGTAGTCACGGTCCTTGCTCTTGGCCACATCAGCCAAATGTCGCTGGCACGCCAACTTAATGAATCGGCAGCAAGGAATGACACCGCGCACCACATCACGGGCGAACTTCTGAGCCTGGGCAACTAGGGGGAATTTTCCGGTTGCCATGTCACATTTCCAAAATTGCTGCCAGCTCATCGCCGGCTGTACGTTTCTTCGGCCCCAGCAGCCGCTGGCGGCTGGACGGATCCAGGCCCAGCAGCGAACCGAACGTGGCCATCTGCCGCGCTGCCTCGTTGATTACTGTCGCAGCAGGGTTCTTTACCACCCCGCCCTGAGCGCCCAGCACCGTAATGCCATGCTCCGCGATATGGCGCTGCGCCTCCCGAAACCGACCATAGGCGGCGCAGTACAGTTCCAGATTCTGAATATCGGTGGCCTGCAGCACCTGCTGCTTGCACAGCAGTGGCGCCAGATGCAGCCAAAGATCCCGCCCTTCATCGGCCATCCACTCAGGCGGATCAATATTGATCACCGCGCCAAACTCGGGCGCATCTTTGTTGAGCGCCCGCTTGCCGGGATTACCTGCCGCGACCTTGCGCTCGGTAGGTTTAGGTTTGCGGCCAGACCGGCCAGGAACGCCTGCCATCGGGCCAACTCCTAAATTTCATTTTTCGCGGCTGTAAAAATTTGACTAGGCGGCAGGTGTCCAAATTCATCAATTTTCGGCTCCCACCCCCCCTACCCCCTCGAGCCGCTCCCCCAGCCATTTCTGGCCCCGCCTGCCCTGACCTGCCGCGCGGCCAGCGCCTCCCGCTGAGACTTCTTTCGATGGCAATCCGCATTGATTGCACGAAGGTTGTCATGTGCATCGGTGCCGCCCTGCGAGATAGGAATCACATGGTCCACCTCGTCTGCTGGAAGCGGGCTACCCAGCGCCTGGCAAGTCTCACACTGGCAGAGTCCGCCATCCCTTATCAGAATGTAGTCACGCCTACGCCGCCAAGACCTTCCACCGCGCCCAGATTCTTTCGGTTCTTTGCGCCACTTCTTTGCATACTGGAGATGTGACTCACAATACCCACTTGCATTGCGATGCAGCTGCGCACACCCAGCCAGTCTGCACGGTCTTTGAGGTCGTTTAGCCATATAACTTGAAAACACACCTTTTGACGAAAGCAAGCCAGGCAGAGGTGAAAACAATAAAGCTGGTATCGGCAGAGCACCGATCCAGCCCTTATAGCGTTTGCCTTAAACACCCCCATCAGAGACTAGAACAACCCTGCTGGCACTGACTGCACGTCCCAGCTGAAAATAAGAATCTCGCCACGCTCAACACCTTCTCCGCCGCCCACCGTATAGCGCAAGCTGGTTGACTCTATGTGCATACCAGCAAACACCCGGCGTATGTCTGGATGATCGTTGAGACTGACGATGGCCCTACCCTGCAAAGAACGCATCCGCTCGGCCATTGCTTCGTACTCTTGAAACTCGAAACCTATCCCGTACCCAGCGGTGTCCCAATAAGGCGGGTCCATATAAAAAAACGTATGCGGACGGTCATACATCGATAAGCACTTCTGCCATGGCAGATGTTCGATATACGCGCCTGACAGGCGCAAATGCGCTGCGGATAAATTCTCCTCTAGCCGTAACAGATTAAATCCTGGCGGTGCTGTGGTAGCAGTACCAAAGGTCTGCCCCTCCACCTTCCCACCAAAAGCCAGCTGTTGCAGGTAGTAAAACCTTGCTGCCCGCTGAATATCGGTAAGAGTTTCGGGTCTTGTGATTTGCTGCCACCGGAAAATCTCCCGGCTTGATAGCGCCCATTTGAACTGCCTGACGAACTCCTCTAAGTGGTTCTGCACCACTCTGTAGAGATTCACCAGCTCGCCATTGATGTCGTTCAACACCTCAGACTTGGCAGGGGTCGGTCGCATAAAGAACAACGCAGCTCCTCCAGCAAACGGCTCGACATAGCAGTCGTGTGCGGGGAAGAAAGGGAAGATTTTGTCGGCTAGGCGACGTTTGCCACCCATCCAGGGAATGATCGGTAGTGCAGACATGATTGTGAATGACCTTTAATCCGTGTTACCGTCATCCCGCCTACGTAGGTGGGACCGGCCTCGGGTCGTTCACAGGCTCGTTCTGTGTTCGGCTGTCTGGTCTGCGGTTGCCGCCGCAGTCCATTCGCCGGCTCTTTTCCAAATAAAAAGCCCCTTCAGTAGTTGAAGGGGCTTTTTGATTGGAAACTATCTCAATAAGTGGAAGCAGCGCTACTCAGTCGCGTCGCTTCTTTGGTGTGGTCATAACCTTGACGTTCTGCGCCAGATCAGCGCAGGCATCTACCGTAAATGGAAGCTCTTTGTCAGTCATAGCGCCGCCCATCGTCACCACATCGGCAGCGATGGAGACCGACGCCGACACAACGCTTTCGGCCGCTTTCAAGGCAATTCCACCTTTGCATGGCTCGGCATCTGCCGATTTAAGTATGCCTGGACTACACACAGAAACAAAAAGCCCCGCCGTTTCCGGTAGGGCCTGGTTCTTCAGGCTGAGCAATATCCAGCCTACGGGATTTATTATGATTTCATCTAGACACTTGGGCAAGGTGTCTAGACACTTTAGTTTCCGGGCAGTACATCAGGTGATCCAATTGCTTCATAGCGAACTCCAGCCGGAAATAGTACGAGGGCCGCGATAAACCCAGGCGGTCGATCTTCTGCTTCACCACACCGGGCCACACATACTGCGCCACCACCACCGCCCTGGCATCCGGATACAGCGTATCGATCCAGTCATCCAGTCGCCGCAGCTCATCGTCCACAAGCAGAGCTTGCGCTTCCGGCGCGCTGACTCCGTCTACACGTATGTTCTGGAATGCAGACTGAGGGGGCAACCCGAGCGCAGAACGGTTTTCACCTCGCTTCCACGCCCCCCACTCACCCAACAAAATCTCCAGTCTTGTCTTCATACTTCCCCCACTTCAATCTTCAGATACCCTCGCTTGGCTGGGTCCACCCCATCGTCCACCACAAGCGGCCTAAACCGGCGGTCATCAATCCCCAGCGCTTTGGCGATACCATCGATCTGCGGTTTGATGCATGCCAGGAGGTTGTCTAGGTCGCGCCCCCGCCGATCTGGGGACATGAAAGTCACTTTCACGGGGATGCGATCACCGCCCATGAATCGCCGCCGCCCGAGCTCTACGACTGCCGCCACACGCCCCTCGCGTCTGGCCTGCTCCTTGGCTGACTGGACGCCGCCCCAGTGCCGACCGTTCTTGCGATTGGGCATCAGGCGCATATCAGGCCAAGGAAGCACCAGAGTTAAAGCCGTAGCCTCGATCATGCCTGCGCTCCCATTGCTGCTTGGGCCATGCGGACGATGGCGGGAGACCGCCCCTTGGGATTAGCCATAATTCCCTTTGCCCACGCCTTGTGGTCTCTCCCTTTCCGGCTGATTGCTCGTTGAGCCATCTCACGCATAGCCTTGGTCCCCTGCTCAGTCTGTGCCGCGCTTGATGGCGCTGGCAGTGCTGGTGCTGGGTCGGGAATGTCGGGCCACGCCCCCAGGGCCAGTTGGGCATGAAGCGCTTTCTTCCAGCGCCCTTCCATCTGCTGGTAGGCTTGGTTGAGCAGATCAAACCGTCCAACAATTGCAGCAGCATGAAAGATCGCAGGATGCGACCACTCGCCACGTTCACCACGTTCTCGCGCTTGCATGCCCCGCACTGCTTCGAAGAACGCCACATCAGGCTCCAGGTAGGGACGGCAGGCCCGCAAGAACTCGGTCAAGCTGGGTGGCCAGTCAAACATCCGCCGACTGTTCTGGATGCCCAGGGCAACGTCCACCGGGAGAATCCCTTCCTCGTCGAATGCTTCAGCCCAGGCCTTCTCCCAGTTAGCGAACGCTGCATCTCCCACAAAGTTTCGTTCCCATTTCCCGGGGTAAAGCCCGTCCAGTCTGGCGTACAAATGGTCCATCAATGTCTTGCCTTCCAGCTTGGGCAATGGCTTGAGCCACGCGCTTTCACGCTCAAACGTCGATAACATCGCCACCTCCTTGGCTTTCCGCATTCCGTTTACGTCGTCGCTCTTCGATGTACGCATTCGGGTCAAACTTTCCTGGCCGTGCTGCTTTACCGCCCCCCTGCTGGTCCTGCGACATCCCCCGCGTTAGCCAGTCGGCTTTCCCTCCCCGCCAGCCACGCAGCATGCACTCGGCCAGGAAGTCGTCAACGCTGAACCCAGCAGCTTGAGCTTTGTGCGCTTCCGCCCCCAAGCGGTTTGCAGCGGTCTGGGTCAGCGGCGCTTTAATCGCTTTGCGGTGCTGCAGGTAATCAGCCCAGACTTCTGGCGATGGATTGACTGGCCAGTGCTCGAAGCTGAAGGCCGAGGAATTTTCTTTTTTGGTATTTTTTTCTTCTGTAGTCTCTGTAGTAATCTCTGTCTTTATTAACGAACTGCGCTTTGGGTGGTTCGGGAATGGCGCTTTGGGGGTTTCGGTATTTGCGCTTTCGCTATTCCCGAATTGCGTTTCCGCGTTTCGGGAATCGACGTTTTGTTGTTCGGGGTTTTCGGCTTCACCCGCCCCCGCAATCAGTCGATCAAAGGCATCACGGTCGAGCTTGAAATACAGCTTGTGCTCTATGCGCTTGTGGGTTTCAGCGATCAAGCCTCGGTCGCGCAACTGGCGGCGTGCTGTGGTCTGCTCGCGCACGGACAAGCCTGTTTCTGCCTCCCATTGTTCAGCGGTCTTGTACACACCCAGCTCGGCGTCTTCCATGCGTTCATCCCAGTAGATAAGTTGGGACAGAAAGATGGCTGCGTTAACGCCCCCTACCATTCGAGCCAAGGCGGGGTGATAGGCAATTGGACGCCCTATCGTGCGCATCAGGTCGGATGCACTTAGCATGTCACCTGCCTCCTCAAATACGCCCCCACGAACGTCTCTACGTCGCGGTCGGCTTGCTCGGGCCATTGGCCCAGGCGTTTTAATTCATCACGGGTTTGGTGCAGCCAGGTGATCTGTAGACCTACTGCAGTGGCTTTGTCGTAGATCCCGCCCTGGTCCAGCATGCTGTGGCAGCCGCGCCTCCAGGCGTTATCGGTGCACAGGGGGAACATCAAAGCGTCAGATACTTTCAGGCCCAACCCTTTGCCAAACTCAACGCCGTTCATGTGGGCAGCTTGGGACCGGTACCAGCGGCCGCAGTTGGCACATGGCAGTGCCGCGACGTTGCGACGGTGCTGCTCAGAGCGAAAGACGGCTGGCGGTTTGGGCTGGTGCTTGAAAAGGGTTCCCACCAGCTTGGCGACGACCATGGGCATGCTCGGGCCCTTCTTTTTCTTCGGCTTGGCGTTGAAGGCACTACGTTTGAGCATCTGGCGGCGCTGCAACTGGGTGCGCTGGGGTAACTCAGTCTTTTTCATCGATCTTCCCCAGGGCAATCCAGAGTGATGCACCCATGCTGGTGCTCACAACAGCCAGGGCTATCCATAGGGTCATGGGATAACCGGCGTAGATGGTGTTCAGGATTTCAAGCGTCTTCATCGCAATTGGTCCTTCAAAGAAGTCGGCAGCGTGAAGAACAGGCCCATGCCGTCCAGCGTGCGCACGAAGTGCTGTGGGTTCACCATCGCTAGGCTGTCGGTGCCGAACTCTGCGTAAAGCCGGTCTTTGATCTGCTGCTGGCGTTCATGTGGTTCTTGATCAAAAGGGACTTTCAGGGCTTTGCAGACCTGGGGGTTGTTGAACCAGCCCAGCTTGTACAGGTCGGTGTAGTACGTGCCGTAGGGTGCTTTGGTCATACCGATGCCTCCTTGCGGTGCCAGCGGGTCACGTTGCGGATGATGCGAAAGCACAGGCGGATCAGGTCTAGGGCTTTAGCAACAACACGCTCGCGCTCTTCATGTGTCACACGACCATCTGCTGTTGTGCCAGTGATTGCGCTGCACATTTCGCCAAGCTCAGCGGCAGCTTTCAGAGCCTTCTCGTTCAGAGCGCTGGCCTCGTTGTCGAATCCTCCGACCGGCTCTGGTGGGAGATCAACTACATGCAATCCGCCCTGCTGAGCGGCAGCAATGAGCCAGTCCCGTGCGCTTTCACGGCAGTCGGCCAGTTCTTCCAACCACTCGGTCAGCAGAAAGGCCATATCAATGTCCAGTTGCTCTCCACCGGTCAACTTTCGGCGCAGGGACTCGGGATGGATAGAAACGGCGCGACGGTCAGAAAGAAACACGGCAGCCGCGCCAACGCCGCCTGGGGCCTGGCGGACGGCACTGTAGAGCGCGTCTCGCCAGTTCAAGGAAGAAAAACGTCTTGTCATTGGGCTGAACTCCTGTGTATTTCAGCGTTTCGCCCTCCCCGCACAATCGCTACAGTAAAAGTGTGAAAAGTACGTAGTGATTAATGCGGAGTGGGAACTACAAATGGAAAAAATCGGTCGTGAAACTGAAAATGCAGGGATGGATAAAAAAGAACTCCCCCGCTTTGAAATCATTGATAGAGCTACTGAGCTGGCGTATCAGGTCTTCAACTGCCCTACCGATGACCACATCACCGGCATCTATGACCGGCTTGTTTGGAATGAGCTACGCGGGATAGGGGAAATTGGCGCAGTCACAATCCACTGATAAGTAAAAAGAGACTCCACATGTCAAAATGCCCTTCAGTGAGCCCACCCGAATATGAAAAAACTGACTACGAGAAATGCAAATGCTTAAAAGCACCGTGATAGCGCACTGCCTGGTTAACCTCCGCAGCGGGATCGACCTAGAACATGGGGAGCGCATTGTTCACCAGACGTTCCTGGACTCTTACCCGGAAGACGACTTTTGGACATGGAACATGGAGGTATCAAATGAGTTCGCTGATCACGTCATAAAAACCGTAGGGAATCCCTCCTGGCTTAGAGTCGATTTGATGATTCGTGATCTTTGGTAGCCTCAACGGCTGCGCTCAAACTTTCGACTGATTCACCAGACAATGCGCCGATGCTATTTGCCAGAGGGTGATCGAAAGAAAGCCCATCACGCACAGCCAGTTCTTGAGCAAGCATGTCTGCCACAGCGGCAACAAAAGAAGCAGCTCCAGTAGCGTCCACGCGTTCGAGGCTCAGCATCAACTTGGGCACGGCTATTCCACCTGAGCAAATGGCGACAGATATTGAGCGGGTAGAGTCAGACATGCGCGCCCCCTTTCGTAATGCAGTCAGGGGGACCGATGGGGATACGGTCGTCAGGTTTGGGGTCGGTGGTGTTGGGCATGTGTAGCTCCTCAAAATCGAGTGGGCCGACATCAAGCGGGCTCTCCTGCGACGGCTTGCAGTTCTGGCGGTACAACGAAATGAGTCGGTTACCGCTTTCCCATCTCATGTCGCGTTGCGCCCCCGACAGCAATCCAGAAATTGTGGGCTGTGCAATACCTACCGCTTTAGCAATTTGCGTTTGAGTCCACCCATCCAACAGAAGGCTATGAATGATGTTTTTCCAGTTCATAGCCAAATATTATAGGAATTCCTATTTATCATCAATAGGCATTCCTATGTTCTTCTATATCAGAATACCTATATGAATACGTTCGGTGCACGCCTAAAGTTCGCTCGAAAAAAAGCAAGACTTAGCCAGCAAGAGGTTGCTGCTAGGATCGGTACGAAGCAGCCTCTAATTTCAGAGTTGGAGAATGACGAGTACCAGACATCTGGATTTACCCCTCGTCTGGCGCACCTCTATAAGGTGAATGCACGCTGGCTTGCTGAGGGAAAAGGCCCGATGGATGTAACGGCGACCGAATTGTTAGACGATGAGGAGCTTATAAGCCTGCTGCATCGTTACATCGCACAGGACGATGCCACTAAGGCTCTCGTGCAGCACTTGCTACGTGAGGATGGGCATCCAATGCCCATATGGATGACTAATGGCACTGCCGCGGCAATCGAGAATGCCCGTCAACTGGTTCAAGAGAGGATGAAGGCATCCCCAAAAGAACTCGACCAGTAGCAGTAACCAGGTCTTTGCTTTATTAGTAAATGAGAGGTTAGTGTGGGTTGGTTTAATGACGCTCTTGCGGGCTCAAACAGAGAGCCCAGGGATGAACACGGTCAGCCCGTTGTTTCCCAATATCGCAATCAAGCCGTTCAAGGTCGGCAAATAGACGAACTAATCGGCTTAGTAAAAGGCGTGTTAGCCGACGGCGCAATCTGCCAACAAGAGGTGGAGTTTCTGCTTCGATGGTTAGAATCCAACCGAAGCGTTATAGATGTATGGCCAGCAAACGTGCTGTACCGTCGCATTGACAGCGCGTTGGCGGACGGGCATATGGACGCTGACGAAGAAGCGGAAATAATGGCCTTGCTTCTAGATGCTGTAGGTGGAAAGCAATCAGTCTCCTCACGTCAAGAAACAGCCAACCGCAGCACATCCCTACCTCTTTGCAAGCCCGCTCCTGCTGTTTCTCTCGTTGGCAGCACATTCTGCTTTACTGGAAAATTTGTCAGCGGCACGAGGGCATGGTGTGAGGGCCAGATTCAAGCGCGTGGCGGACTCATCTTGCCCAATATTACTAAGAAACTGAATTTCTTAGTAATCGGGAATCTTGGCAGTAGGGACTGGCTGCACAGCACACATGGCCTGAAAATCAAAAAGGCAGTGGAGTATCGCGACAGCGGTCTTCCACTGCATATTATTAGCGAACAATATTGGCATGAGAGTTTAGGACTTTAAAGTGAGAATCACGCGACCTATAAGCGCATATATTCGTCGGGGTCTCTCATTTGAGCACCGCTGGGAAGGCGAGGATCTGGGCTTGATCATAAGCTGGGAGCGGGGCCGGGACATGGCTCGCGGAAACCATCAGCTCGCAACAGCCGCCATAGCCGGGGAGCTGGTAATGCTCCCATTTAAAGGGGGGGTGGATAAGGCCCTTAAGGTAGGTCGAAAATATGGATCCTTGCATTATCTGGCTATGTGGCAAGGCTTACGCGGCGAAGACCTGGATATAGACACTGCCACCGAACCTTTTAAAGTATGCAAAAAATATGGTGTGATGGTTGTGTTTACTTTGGATGCCTCAAAAACCGAGCCCTGATGGGCTAGCCAAGCCTAGAACTCATTTTCGTATATTTCGATGTAGAAAACCGCCTATCAGGCGGTTTTTTTGCTCTTGCCCCCTTCCTAAGAACGCGATGGTCAAAGTGCAGAGATCCCTGCTCCCTCTCAAGACCGGAGCCGGAAACTCATCAATCGTCTTGACCAAAAATACTGTACAGATATACAGTATATATACCCCACTACCCCGCTATCTTGATGCGCTCCGCGAGTCTCAGCTACTCAGAGCGCAGATCCAAAAACGTTCAATCTAAAGAGAAAAGCATTGCGGTATGTCGAGTAGCCACAAGGATCCCCCACAAGAGCATGAACTGAGCGCCCAAATCGCTGCGCTAGCCGACGCGATCAGCCTCGCCCCGCTTGGCGTGCTTTCCAGTCACGCTGTATTACAGCTCACAATAATCCGGGACAAACTCATAGCCCTAAGCCTTACGCAATATTAAAACCAACAATTAGGCCGTCCTTTCCAACATCTTAAAAACAAATATAGGAATTCCTATTGACATTAAATATAGGAATTCCTATTATTTATCCAACGCTCTTTAACAACCCACCTGCCGATGTTGCTCACCCCGCCTATGTGGGAGTGTTCGTCCGGCTCAATAGCACCTACGGGCATGGCCGTAGCTCTGCGCGGTATCCCTGCCGTCTCCAGTCCGTCAAAGCACGGTTTACGGAGAAAGAGGGTGAGGCGTAGACGGCCAAAAACGGAAACGGTCATGCTGGTTGGAATCCCAGCAACGGCCTGGAGACAGGCCGCTTTGGTAAGCATCAATGGTGGTGCTTACTGAAGCGAGGAAATATGGATAACCAACACAAGCACATCAAGGGCTACCGCGATTTGTCGGAATCCTAGATTGCTGCAATGAACGAAGGCAAGGAGCTGGCTGAGAAGGTCGGCGCCTGGATGGAAAAGCTGCAGGCTGATAGCTCTCTGGATCAGCGTGCTGTTGCCCTGGGTAAAACCAACCTGCAACAGGGTTTCATGTGGGCCATTCGCGGTATAGCCCAACCAACCACCTTTTAACTACCCGGCCCCTTGGCGGGCCTTATCCACCAGTGCTTTTATCGACAAGGGCACTGACGGATAAATAGGAGATAGACATGACCTATGGAGTGAAGCTACAGATCGAGGCATCAATAGCAGCAAACAAAAAGAACATCGCAGCTTTGGAAACAATGCTTGATGTGTACGGATCGCTGGAACCTAACGGGTGGACACCGGATATCTACCACCAGTGCGTGAGCGAACTTCAACGCGTGCAGATGTGCGTTCTCCACAGATCCGTAATTTACGACGCTCTTAAGTTGGCCGATCAAATACAGGAGGAACTGCCTGATAAGGATCGAGCAGTGATTTATGACGGCGACCAGCCCACATTTTTTCTGCAGGACCTGGAGCCGCTACGGGCTGCTTTGGAAAGCTCTCTGCAGGGTATACCGCCACTCAAGCGAGTATAGGAGATAGACATGGATCAAAAGCAGCAAGACAAACCCACATGCGCGGTGCGCGGGATGATCCGCCCTGGCGCCATGTGCGGAAAGATCATCGTCGGCATGAAGTACTGCGGCTACAAGGGCGAATGCCAGCATAAGGTTGTGCAGCCTGCTGCCGTATAGCACCCCGCCCTTCGCAAGAGGGGCATCAAGAAAGAGCGCGTGTAAGCAAAACCATACCGCCCACCCCTAACGTTAAAAGCGTTATGGAAAGGCACGGTTCCGGGGAGACGTGGGCGTAATCGCTCTTTTTCTTGATGGTGATGTTCCGCAATGGCGATGCGGAAACGGATGGAAGGGATAGCGGGGGTAGTTCCTAGGCTGCCATTTAGTTGGCAGCTGCTATGAAAAAGCGCCGAACCGAAAGCGGGAGATCGCCGCCCGCCACCATTCCTCTCTCATGCTCACGGCGTAGCGTCACGCCGAAACAATACATAGGAGACTGCCATGGGCAGCGATGCATCGTAGCAGCGTAATCCGCTGAAACCCTGAGTACACGGGCGCAGAAAGCTGGGCGATATCGGCATGGGATCAAAGTTGGCTGATGGCTGGAGGAGCCCCCACCCTCTGTATGCCAAGAGACGCCGCCAAATAGCTAATGAAGTACGCGAGCCTGGGTATCGCCCACGCGCACAGGCCCATGGCCCGCATGGTGAGAGCGGGCACCCTCTGATAGCAGTCCTTCGCTGTCGTGTTAGCGACGTCAGCATTTCCCAATCCCTTAGTACGTGTGGTCCGAGCAAGCGGTGCTTTATCTCGCAAGAAGGGCTGCTATCAGAGGGTCTATTTATCTGCCCCACCTTCCAACGAAGCGTGGGGCTTTTCTTTTCTCAACAGGAGGCGCTATGACCGCGCTCGCTTATTTGATGTTGCTCGCTGGCCTGGTAACTGCGGGGCTATTGGTCGACAAGCTGTGGGTGCGTGTCTTGCACCCCAATATGGCTCATCGTTTCGGCTGGGAACCACTCCCTGCTGACAGTGAAATCCCTACCGGCTGGTGTATTGGCTCTGCTGCTGCGGTCACGGTATCAGCTGGCCTGCTCAACTACATCGCCCCCGCAGCGGGCTTCTAAATATGGCTTCAGTCAACAAAGTAATTCTCGTCGGCAACCTTGGGCGAGATCCCGAGATCCGGTATACAGCCGAGGGGATGGCGGTCTGCAACTTCTCTATTGCCACCACCTCCAGTTGGAAGGACCGCACCTCTGGCGAAAAGCGGGAGGAAACAGAGTGGCATCGAATCGTTCTGTATAACCGACTCGCTGAAATTGCAGGTGAGTATCTGAAAAAGGGGCGTCCTGTCTTTATTGAGGGGCGGCTGAAGACGCGCAAATGGAAAGGTGAGGACGGACAAGAGCGCTACACAACTGAAGTCATTGCTGAGCAGATGCATATGCTCCCTGGGGCCCGAACCTAAAGACGCAATTCTTGCCCAGCCGGTACAACGGCCTGACGCTCTCAAAAAACCGACCTAATCCCGTCCAAAGCATTGCCATACCGTTCCATTATCGCTTTCCTTGCCCCTTGAAACCCTAGCCCTTCTAAGCCCTGCCCAACAGCATCTGCTACTTCCCTTAACGGAACCATTTCATTCTGAATCCAGATCGCGACAAGATTCATGTTCAAGTCTTCAAGTTTTTTAGCATAAGGGTTGATGGTTTGAGGGTCATCATCTAAATCTGCAATTTTTTCTTTTAGTTCATGTAGAGCATGCATTAACTCTTCATCTAATAAATTTTTTGTGTCATACCCATCACCGTCTCGAGGTAGCTTCTTTCTAATATCAACTATCTCTTCAAACGCATCTATCCACTTAGGCACATTGAAATTCTCTGGAGAAGTCAGTTTCTCCGTCGTGAGAACAACCTTTATTAACTCTTGGTTCACTGAGCCAATCAACCGATTGGCGTCTCGTCTGGCTAGCCAGTCCAGATGAAAGCGTTGTGCATCACTAGATTTTTTTTGCCTATAAGCAATCAGAACGGCAGCGCACCCAGTAACACAAGTTGCTACAGCTCCCAATGCCCCCCAGCCCATACCCCAATCTCCTTGAGGCCACCCGTGCAAAACTAGCAGCACGAAAATGAAAATCAAGAAGAGCAGCACACCCACACGCCACCAGCACTCTTTCACACACCTGATCAACTGATCAGCGTCTTCTTTCTTCATTTCCCTATCCACTCCACGCAATGATTTATCCGCGTGAGCATAGCCCATCCTGAAAGGAATACACCCATGTGGTTTAAAACCTGCGTATCTATCGTTTGGATACAGCATTTGCCTTGTCCGCTCAAGCACTGGCAGAAATGTTGGCCAAGCATCAATTCACACCTGGCAGCAGCCAGGAGCCGCTCAGTCTGGGCTGGGTCGCCCCGCGTGAAGGTGGTGGGCTGGTTCATGAAGTGAACGGGCAGTATCTGATCTGCCTACGCGCTGAAAAGAAGCTGCTGCCCAGTACTGTGGTCAACCAAGCAGCCCGCGAAAAGGCCCGCGAAATTGAAGAGCAGCAAGGCTACAAGCCAGGCCGCAAGCAAATGAAGGAAATCAAAGAGCAAATCATCATTGATTTGATGCCCCGCTCTCATGCTGTACAGCGCGACACCATGGTATGGATCGACACACGAAACCACTGGTTTGTGATTGATGCCGCTGCCGTGGCTAAGAGTGATGAAATGCTGGGCCTATTCGCCAAGAGCGTAGAGCCCTTCCCCGTGCAGCCTCTGTACACCGAGCAATCACCCGCTGGCGCCATGACGGCTTGGTTGGTTGATGATGACGCCCCCGCCAACTTCACCATTGACCAAGATGCTGAGCTGCGCTCCACCGGCGGCAGCGGTGCTGCTGTGCGCTACGTGAAGCAAAGCGCGGATATTGATGAAGTGCGCAAGCACGTTGAAGCCGGCAAGCAATGCACTCGTTTGGCCATGACCTGGGCGGATCGCATCAGCTTTGTACTGACCGATGCGCTGGACGTCAAACGCGTTGCTCCCCTGGATATCCTGACGGAGAAGCCAGACCAGGGCGCAGCCAACGATGACGAAATCTTTGATGCCGACATGACGCTGATGACCTCCGAGCTGAGCCGCATGCTCGCCGATATCGTGGAGTCACTCGGCGGCGAACGTAGGAGCTGACATGAAAACAAAAACTTTCGACATTGAAGTCGTAACGACCAAGCGCGTCCGTGTTGTCCTGCCGGAATGGTATGCCTCTCCGGAGGCCCAGCAGGACTGGGAGAAAGGGCTGTGGAAGCTGGACGGTGATACCCCAGACGAGAAAGCCGCAGATATCGCTAAATATGCCGCGAACATGGCGGCAAATCATGGTGGTGGATACGGCCACGACGGCATTGGGGTGATGATCGAGTCCCCGTTTGAAAAGCCTGACTACGAAAAGAACCAGTATCAGGTAATCGCGATCGTCACAGACGAAGGGGACGAACAAGAGGTGCTGGCCCAGACGGACTGGTCCTCATCATGAAAGCAATTTTCCTGTTCTTTCGCAATGAGGGCTTCTATCCGGTAGAAATCCCGCCAGAAGACCTACAAGACAACATCACAGCCAATCCAGGGACGCTGCGAGTTCGCCGCATGTCAGAGGACGGTGAGGACATGCTTGTGTGTACCCACGCAAGTCGGTGGCTCGATAAAGACTTGGAGCGCCAACAGGTTGTCAGGCTATGACGACTACAGCAACACCCCATAACCCCGGTTGAGTAAATCAAGCGAGGTTTTTTTTCTAGGAGCAGCCCATGACCACCAAGCAGTTTTTGCTGCCTATCTCCTCGGAGATCACGGTAGCGCTTTCCGCTGGTGGCAACTGCTGGAGAGTTTAAAGTACACACACTTAAAAATTAATGACCAACAACGTACAGCGAAGGCTCAAACTTCGAGCAAAGGAAAACAGTGAATGACATTACCTTTAGAGCATCGCTCAATCGATATTGATAAAAGAAACTAAATTTATCAGAATAAAAACACAACCCAAACACTTTGATCTATTTAGTTTTATCCAAGGCCGTAAAGAAATAGAAATCCCCGTCCCCACGACCCAAAATATAACTTTCAACCCCATTGAGAATACCGGCAATCAAGATATTCACCTGACTCAAGCCAGAAACAACTTCCTCAACTGAGCCAAGAGGGCTTCCACTTTTGATTCTTCGGGTATTCCCTATACTAATTACCTTAGTCAACTCATCCTCAATCCTTTCAAAACATGCCCTCAAATTCAAAGATATTATTGCTGCCTTTTTAAGATCCAACTGCTGCAAGTCATCTCTATGATTTTTTATTTTACTGGCCAAATCACTCCAGTCCCTATGTGACTTAATTACAGGGGGAGCGTCTAAAAACACTTCTAACATCTCTACTACTTCTCTCAAACACTCTTTTTTTGAGTCAAAGTAGAGATAAGCGTTATCAACGCTTTCACTTATTCGGGCAGCTTTGTCATCCTTGTATGTTTTCAAAGCAACCCAGGAAGCATAAACAGCCCCCAAAGCCGCGCCTACCGTTCCAATGGCTGTCAGGAATGACAAGGTAAAACTTGTTTCCTCAGGATATTTAGCACCGCTCCAGCCCAGCGAAAGCCCGATTACAACTCCAACAGCCACTCCTACAGCCAAAGAAATAAGCATTTTGCATTCGCAGTTGCATTTTTCTTCTCTCATACCCCCCCTCCATTACATAGACGCGCCAAGTGTAACGCTTAGTGCATTTTTTTGCGCACCGCCACTACGCAATAGCGTTCGCTGTTGCGCTCTCTTAGAGATTCGAATGCTGACACCTCAATTATTGATACCTGTTCATCACGAACTGGCAGTTGACCTGTTTGCTGGTGGCGGTGGAGCATCCACCGGATTAGAGCAGGCCCTGGGCCGGCACGTTGATATTGCCGTCAACCATGACCCAGAAGCCATTGCCCTGCACACCATCAACCATCCTCAGACCGAGCACTATGTCAGTGATGTGTTTGAGATCAATCCACACGTTGCCACCCGCGGTCGGCCAGTTGGGCTGCTGTGGGCCAGCCCTGACTGCAAACACTTCAGCAAGGCCAAGGGTGGCAAGCCCGTATCCAAGCGCATCCGTGGCCTTGCCTGGGTAGTCGTTAAGTGGGCCAAGGCCGTGCGCCCCCGCGTGATCATCCTTGAGAACGTGGAGGAATTTCAGACCTGGGGGCCGTTGACTGATGACGGCATGCCCTGCCCTGAACGAAAGGGGCAGACGTTCCAGCTCTGGAAGGAGCAGCTACGCGCCCTCGGGTATCGCCTGGAATACAAGGAGCTGCGCGCTTGCGACTATGGCGCTCCCACCATCCGGAAGCGCTTCTTCATGGTGGCGCGGTGTGACGGCCTGCCTATCGTGTGGCCGCAGCAAACTCACTTTGCCAAGCCAGCCAAGGGACAACAGGCCTGGCGCCCTGCCTCGGACATTATTGATTGGTCCATCCCGTGTCCGTCCATCTTTGAACGCAAACGCCCCCTGGCTGATGCGACATGCCGGCGCATTGCGAAGGGAGTGATGCGGTACGTGATAGAGGCAGAGGACCCATTCATCGTGCCGGGAGGCGTCAGCTTCATCACAAAGTTTCGTTCCGGCTCGGTAGGCACAGGCCTGGATGAGCCGCTGCACACCGTTACGGCCGGTGGCGAGACAAAACGGATGAGCACAGGAAACGTGATGGGAATGGTTACGGCATTCTTGGCCAAGCACTACACCGGAGTGGTGGGCAGCGACCTGCAAGACCCTATTGGCACAGTCACCAGCGTGGATCACCACAGCCTGATTACGGCCAACCTGATCCATATGGGACATGGCGAAGGCAAAGCAGGCGGCAAACGGTTCAGCCACGGTATACGCGACGTTGAGCAACCACTGAACACTGTGACAGCGTCCGGCTGCCCTGCAGGTCTGGTGACCAGCCACCTGGTGAAACTGCGAAACAATCAGTTCGGCCAGAGCCATGATGAACCCATGCCAACTCTGACTGCTGGTGGTGGGCATGTGGGCGAGGTTCGCTCGTTCCTGGTGAAGTACTACGGGAATGAGCAGGACGGGGTGAGCTTGCGCGAGCCTCTGCACACAATCCCCACCCGTGATCGCTTCGGACTGGTGACAGTCCATGGTGTCGATTATCAGATAGTGGACATTGGCCTACGCATGCTGACCCCACGCGAGCTCTACCGTGCCCAGGGTTTCCCTGACTCGTACATCATCGATCAGAAGCCTGACGGCAGCCCGCTCACCAAAACGGCTCAGGTCCGCATGTGCGGTAACAGCGTCTGCCCACCACTGGCCCATGCTCTGGTGCGGGCGAACTACTCCGATCAGCAGATCTCCCCTCGGGAGAAAGTCGCATGACACAAAGCGCCTACAACAACAAACCCCTGCCCCGCTTGAAGCATATTCAGCCGGGGCAATTTTTCGCCCTTCGCCATGACCCCACGCCTCGGATTCTGCTGCACAAATCCAAGCATCACGGTCATTTCAATAACGGATATGCATCCCTGTGCCATGAGCTGGAACGCTCTTGTGTGGTCTGGGGTGAGAACGGATGGGAGGCAAAGCCATGTCCCTAACTAAAGGACGTATTAACCGCACAGGCATCATCAAATTTCACGACGCAAAGCTGATAGTTTGGGAAGAAGGCATTGCCGAGGCAAGAAATGCAGGCGGGTGGGCTGGAGCCGCCACTTGGGAGCGTCAATTTAAACGCGACGTGTTCAGCCGCATCGTACAGGTACTCAACCGGATCGGATGGAGTGTGATGCCTTGGAAAGATGCCGACGCATATAAGGCCATCGCACTTAACCGTCGCACCTGCTCTAAAGGGGACTTGCAGGCACAGCTTTCGGTATCTGGGCGCTGCATAGAGCTTGAAATGTGGCAAGACGTTCAAAACGGCGAAAACCCAAACGGCGGGAGGTACGACTTCAACAAAGAGGGCCGCATGACTTACCTGCAGCGACTGGAAATGGAGCGTACGCGCAGAAAAATCCGAGACTATCTGTGCAACGTATTCACCGGGTATGCATTTGAGCCCCCAAAAGTCCCCAGCCCTAATCCCGACCCTCTGGCTTACTTCAATAGCACCTGGAATGGCGAGTATGAGAAACGTCGTGGCGTAGACCGATTCGAGCGTGGCGCTGACGGCTGGCCATCGGATAAGGAACTGTCATCGTGGTCTCGTACAGACCAGGATGGTTTGAAGCTCAATCATGGCGACACCCGTTGGCTGCGGGACAGTAAGGGCCGATTGCTCCGTGGACGAGTGTACGGAGGCATCAACGATATGTGGATCTTCGTTTACGGCCCAGGGCAGCGTGACTTCACTCACCGTCACTCAAAGAGTTTCTTTACCTATACCCCAACACTACCAAAAAAGTACGTAGAGCCTTGCGAACGCGAGAAGAAACTCAAAGCCGAACTTCAAGCGGCCATCGCTCACATGGCATTTGAGCGCGCAGCAGTCTTACGCGACATTTTGAAAATAGATGCCCAGGAGGCACTGGCATGAACACTCACACACACAGCCAAGCCCGCTCTACCCCGCAAGAAGCGTTCAACCTCGCTCGCACAGCCCAGGTATACGGAACACTCGCATTCATCCCCGTTACCTCAAAAGCCGCCCCCAATCCTAATTACCCGCAACTGAAGGAGAAACGTCCATGAGCCACGCTCTCTACATAGTGGATACCGATCCTGCCCTGAGCCTCGTTAAACAACACATCGCAGATCGCCAGCGCGTCCGCCTTCAGAATCACGCACTGGCAACGGAGCTCGGCATAACACAGTGGCATGTGTCCCGTACGACAGGCGAAATCACCGCTGTGGATTTTCCAGAGGAAGTGCACCCCCAATTCAAGAAACCGGGGAAGTTTGGCAGCCGGCCCAAGAAAAACAGCGAATGGGCCAAGCGCTTCAGTGAGCAAAAGGGCTACGAGTGTGCCTCTGAGGCCATTGCTCAAGCATTCAAGGTGCCCATATCAATTAGCTACGTAACCCTGGATGGTGGCAAAGGCTGGAGGATGATGGGCTTTCCATTCCAAGAATGCGGCTTCCTCTTTTTGTCCGAAGACGGCCCTTACGCAATCTGGACACCAGACGTCGCGGCCTGCGTCAGCCAGCTAGAAGACCAAGGGTACACCGTCGATGAAGAGGCAAAGAGCTTCAACATGCAGATCCCAGGTTGTCGCCGCATAGAGCAAGAAGAATGGGACATTCTGGTAGCCCAGAAAAAGCTAAATGACAAACGAGCAGCTGAACAGACACGGGAGAAGAAGCGATGAGCAATGAAACTATCGCCTGGAAGATTTGCTACACCGAAAACGGGCAGTACTGCACAGCCCTGTCTGAGCACAACAGCGTCGGTGACTATCGCGCAATCGATCCAATGGCATCCAGCATTGCGCTGTGTGCTGCCCCTGTAAGCTCGGAGCCGGTGGCGTGGGTACGTCGTCACCCTGACGGCGCTTTGACATCCGCGTTTCTGGAGCATGCAGTCATCGACCCAGTGCGCAAGGACTCTGGAGCTTGGGTGCCGCTCTACACCGCCCCCGTTGCCGCCCAGGCGCACCCCTCAGGCATCCACCCATTTGAAATCACTGACGGCATGGCTCTAGTGTTTCACAACGCTATTGCTGATGGCTCGATTGGCCAGCAAGAGGTTAATGAAATCAAGACAGGCCTGCGGGCGGTGTTTGCCAACATTGAGGATTCCCGCCCCCTGGCAGACACCGGTCTCACACAGCAGACGCTTGACGATGTGAAAGCAGGTATCCCAGCAAGGGATGCGGAGATTGAGGCGCTGCGCAGGGAAATTGAAACAGTGCAGGCCCAGCATGCCGCCACCCTCGCCAACATTGAGGCCTTTGTTGCCTGCGATGCGTCCGCTATCTCGTACCTGAGCCTGGGTGAGTACCGAACTGCCCTGCTCAAGATGCTGCGCCAGAAACCAGCCACAAAGGAGCCTGGAGCATGAGCATTTCACCCGAGGCCGCTGAGGCCGGACGCAAAACACTCTGGGAACTGTTCCTCAAATGGGTGGACAGCCTGCCCCTTTAATTACCTGACCAGGAAAAAGACATGAACTACAGCTGTGAGAAACACAGTGAAGCCCAGGCGCATCGCGGTCGCACCTGCGTAGCATGCGAAATCGAGAGCCTGCAAAAGCAGATCACGGCAGCCCAGCTACTCAGCACGCGCATGTGGAACTGGATGAACAACCCAGAAAACACAGCGGTACGCAACGCTGAGCTAGATACAGAGCAGTTCCGCCAGCGGTTCTTGCAGGAGTTCCGGCAGGCCCGCTAATGCAAGATCGAATTTTAGAAATATTGGCTGTTACAGCCAAGGATTGGAATCTACCCGCCCCCGTGGCGGGTTTTTTTGGAGCCAGAAATGGAAACCCCAACGCCTGTAAAAGAAACATCGCTCGTGCTGCGCAAAGATCTACAGCAGATTCTTGGAGTCTCATCAGAAACGGTTAGACGCTGGCTCCGGACCGGAAAGCTGCCCCAACCAGACATCAAGCTCTCTCACCGCACCTCTGGATGGAATGCTTCAACGCTCAAGTCAGCTGGGGTCGACTTGTGGAAATAGCCAATCCGCCCAGGCCTGGAGCATTTCCCGTCTCTGAGGCAGGTACTCTGCTCTGTTGTAAGCCGCTCTCACCGAATCCGCGTGAGAGTGCGCCAATTGCTTTTCGATCACATCGGCGTTGTACCCGTTCTCGTTGCTCCACGTCGAGCCTACGGCACGCCACCCATGCCCCGTCATGCGTCCCTGATAACCCATGCGATACAACAAGTACAGAACCGCATTCTCGGAAATCGGGCGCCTGATAGAGCCCTCACTGGCCAACACATAGTCGCTGCCACGCCCCCTCACCCTGAGCACTTCCAGAATCTCCATGGCCTGCTTGCTCAGCGGCACCACATGCGGCCTGCGCTGCTTCATCCGCTCCGCAGGAACTCGCCACACATCCCCCTCAAATTCATCCCACTTTGCAAACCGCAGCTCTTTAGTTCTAACCCACGTCAACGCTAAGAGCTTGCATGCCAAGGCGCTTAACAGGTCGCCTTGAAAATTTAGGTGTCGGATCAGTTCCGGCACATCCTGCAGCTCCAGCGCAGCTTGTTGCCCCTTTTCCGGATGCCGGAAGGCCCTCTGAGGGTTAATCAGCGCCGCCGGATTGATCTGCGCGAGCCCCTGCTCCACCGCCCACTCAAAAACTTGGCTAACCCAGTTTCGAATTTTGCGCACATACACCAATCGCCCAGCAGCATCGACACGCATCAACTCGGTTAACAAATCATCTCTAGTGATACTGGGCAGTTCCTTATTGCCCAGGACAGGCCCCAAGTGCATCTCAATCCCACGGATAGCGTTGCTGCGGTATGAGGGCGACAGGTCTTGCCTGCCCTCCCAATACGTGCCTGACGCTTGCAATAATGTCACCGACTTTCTTTTTAATGATTTTCGGTCCTCCATGGGGTCAATACCACCGCGTAGCTGCTCCCGCACTTCAGCACGCCGCCTTCTAGCCTCAGCCAGGCCTACTTCCGGGTAGGCGCCGAAGGACATTGTTTTTTGCTTGCCCTCGAACCGGTAGGCCATGCGCCACACCTTCGCCCCCTTACTGGAGATCCAAAGGTGCAGCCCGCCGCCGTCAAACAATTTTTGTGGTTTGTCCGTAGCCTGAGCGGCACGGCACTGAGAATCAGTCAGAGTATTTGTAGGCAT